CGAGCCTCTTCAATCTCAGCAATCTTGGCCTGCCTCCAAGCCAGCGCTGCCATTCTCGCTGCGTCCAGAGTGTGATAAGAACCGCTAGAGAACTTTCTTGAACGGCCATACTCATCAGTCTTAGCCTTGCGGATCATGTAGGTCTGGGCCTGGAAGTGGTTGTAGACATCATTGTCACCGGGCATCTGGAGCAGCGTGTTGTCCACCAGGTATCTGAGCACATCTGTGCTATACTCAAGAACCGGCCTAAAGATTTCTTCGTCGTACTCAACGTCCTTCAAGTCGTCAGCCAGCGGATTCTCAGACTCCACTTCAAGGGCAGTATCCTTATAGCCGATCATGATCTTCTGAGAGAAGTTGTAGCTCTGGATCATATGCTGATAGCCCTGAGCCCTGTAGTAAGGGTCCGTGCTGGCCGTATGGATGACACTCTGATACAGCGGCAGGCCGTTACCAGTACCGTCCATACCGAAAGCCTTCGTGTCATAGAAGTCTAACAGGTACATCATGGCAGTACTCTGATCGTTAACCGTATTCCTCTGAAGAGAGAACCGGCTAACCAACTTCAGGGTGACCTTACCTGCCTTTAGAACCTCAGCGAAGCACAAAATCTCAGTTGGGTCCTCAGTGTAGCCAACGTCCATTCCGATCCACACATTCTTGTACTTCTTGTGTGAGTAGGGCAGGTCAAGAAACAAGTCGATACCACCAGCATCCTCGATCATCTCACTCGTAATCGTATAGTGTTGGTACTCGTCCTTGTTGTGCTTGGAGTCCATGTCGAAGTTAAAGCACTCCGCTAGACGAGACTTAATGAAGATAGGGTTCACAGCGTTACCGTGAAGACCCATCACGTTTCTCAAATACTCAGGGTCACTAGCACCACCGCCATAGTCCCTGATCTTTGACTGACGCTCTTCGTCCGTCCAAGTGGGGCGGTGAATTGCTGAAATGTGGTGAACCTTCCAACCCGAGTCGGGCTGAGTGTAGCTCCAGAATCTATCCTGAACACCCCTGGTTACGCCGTGTGCCCGCCATTCGCTCCTGCCACTGGTCTGCTTAACAGTCTCGATAAGCTCAATCCAGCCCCTATGGGGGTAGTCAGAAGCCTCATCCTGCTCCAGAACGATAGGGTGCAAACCCTTCACACCAGAGCCGTCAGTGTTCGGAGTCGCACCGAGAATACGAGCACCATTCTTGAAGTTCATCTTGAACGGCCGGTGGGTAATCCCCTGAACTCCAGACTTAAGCATGGACGAAAGAATCTTGCTTGAACTATACGCAGTTTCAATCGAGTCAGTAATCGTCAAAAGATGCTTGTTTTCTGGTGCAGTAAGAACCATCTCCTGACCTGGGTAGCAGAAAGGAAAAGCCGTGGCTCGTGCCTTAATCCCCAGCGACTTGCCAATAGAGTTGTGAACCACAATCCCACTGGCGACATAGCTATGGTCATCCTCGACCTCTAGGTCATAAACCCGGCAAGAGTCAGGGGTTTCGGCAATTGTCCGAACATTCTCCCAGGACCACTCACCGTTAATATACACCCGAACCTTCGTATGGCGGTCCCAGTTCAATGGGTCTTTCCAGCCAACCTCTGCCCCATCCTTCGTGTAGAACTTGTGGGTAGGGGTGCATCGGATGCGAATACCATTAAACAGACTTACGCTCACAGTCGGTTCGACACCGTTATCGTGAACAGCAATGACCTGTTTAGAGTTGCCAGTATGGGTGAGCACCCAAGCGCCAGGCTCAATGTCCTCGATCGGGCTCCACTGCCACGGCTCTGTGGGGCCTGTACGGTACATTACAGGCGTGCCCTCAGCCAAGCACCGAGCCCCCTGCTCGATCTGCTTAGGGTCCTTACAGCGCCACCAGCTGTACTGGAAGGGCCATGCACGCCAACAGGCGTCAGCACCAGTCTCCATGTCGGACCTATCCACCCACATGAACTCAGCCTGATCAAGCCCAGAGTGGTCTTGGAGGATTGCTACCAAACAAGCTTCTTCTTCAGTAGGACGCTCAATCATTGTCTTACCAGAGCCTTCCCACCAAGAAGTCCAGTGGGACCCTGAAGCTGGCAGCCTCCTGTGCGAGCTTAATGAAAGCCCCAGCAAGCATCTCGTCCTCCAAGAACTCCACGGCTTTCATCTTCTTCTCGTCGTGCGTCAAAGCGTTCACTGATCCTCAATCCAGAAGCGCTGCTTCTCTTTACGAAATGTGTCGTCAATCTCTTTAAAGGCGGGCTCCACAGTTTCAAGAATGTAAAGCAAGATATCATCGCCGTTGACATTCAAAACATTGCGCTCGTCTGGCGTAGCGTTATTCCAAACCTGCGCCTTAGCAATAACATCCTGAAGCCATTCAATTGCTGCCGCAGCCTCCTCATTGCGCCTAATCCCGAACTCTTGAGCCCTGCTGAGAAGCTTGTCAATATAAGTCCCCAAGTCCTCGTTCCGCCCAGACTCCCTCGTTACACGATCAATCCCCAAAGCCTTCTTGAGCTTTGAAGAAGTGTCAATGCAGTCACTCAACCGCTTCTGAGTGCGATCCTCAGAGAACCCCTCGTCCAGCGGCGGGTTCAACAACAACTCCTGATACTTCTTGGCCAGGACACCGAGCCGTACAATGTTGTCAACATCCTCCAAGTCCAGAGGGTTGCTAAACTTATGCTGATTCATAATTTCGGTAGACAGCTTCTCAAGCTCTACCTTCTCAGCCTCAGTAGCAACCTTCATAACTGCACCAGAAGGCAGCACAGCCTCGAAAGCAAGCTCCAAGAAATCTTCATCCGGTTCAGCGTCAACCCCCTTGCTCAGGAAGTCATCCCAACTAGCGGCCATATTTCTCCATCCATCAAACTATCGAGTCACGGGGTCTGTTTATACAGTATACACCATCCAGTGATAAAAAACAAATCCATTTGCTAATATCGCCAGTCAGTGATATCATTGAGACCATGAGCAATCAAATCACCTCACTCGGCATTGATCCATCTCTCACCTCAACAGGCATTGTTCTGCTTGAAGGGGAAGGCATTCGAGAGATCAAAGTCGTCAAGACTAACTCCAAGCAAGCCCTCGGAGAACGCTACAATCTCATCCTTACCGGTATTCTAGAAATAGCCGAAGGAATCGAAATCCACACCGCTGCAATTGAAGACCCGTCACATGCTCGAAACACAGCAGTAGCTAATAAATTAGGTGGAGCTTGGGGGACTGCTTTCCTGGCCTGTCACCAACTTGGGCTGGACGCTCACAGTGTGAAAGCCACTCAGCACCGTAAGCCTTGGAAGAATCAGACTAAGGCTGGCGCAGTAAAGTTGGTGCGAGGACGCTGGCCAGAGCTTCTTGAATGGCCCGACGACTTGGCTGATGCAGCTTCAGTTGCCTGGTGGGCACACCTGGTTCTCGCAGAAGCAATCGAGTCCCAGAAATAGTTTAGCGAGGAAGCTAACTCTAAGCCTTCCCCGCTAAACCAATAGATTACTTATACTTTGCCCGTGCTACCCTACGCCCTTTTCTGCTGTTTTGGCGGCAATAGCCTCAGTGGCGCCAGATGGCTTGAGCAGAGTCGTGTAAGCGGTAGCGGCAGTCAGCCATGCAGCTAGACCGTTAGCCAGTACCTCTTGAGTGATAATGGGCTCTTCCTTAACGATAGTCTCAATGATCGTTGCCAGAGCAACCAGGGAGGCCATCAGGAAGCCCTTGATGCCACCAGAAGCACTCTCCTTAGTCAGGAATGCAACAAGCAGCGGGGCAACAAAGCCAATAGCGAGAATGATAAGTGGGTTAAGAGTGATAGCGCTCATGTTGTTCTCTCCAGAATTCTAGGCCAAATGTGTTCTACTACAAGATCGAAATTCTTAGACTTAAGCCCTCTCTGTCTAACCGAAATAAAGTGAAAGACAGTTCCATGCTTAGCCCCCATCGTGGGTGGCGTCTGTAGTTGTGACCAGTCACCACGTCTCTCGTAAGTGGACACCGGCTGTAGGTTCGCACCGCTGAGTCCCGGTCGTCGCAGTGCAGGCGTTCCATTGCGTTGTTCTTTATTCAATTCCCCGGTCGGCGCCAGCCGACCCGGGGAGGGGACGAGGGCGTCAGCCCGAGGGGTTGCTAGGCGCAGCCGCAACCCATACAGTAAGAGTTAGGAGAGGCAGTAAAGTCAGGAGAGTAATATTGTGTGGGAACATACGTCGAGCGTGTGGATGTAATAAGTAGTAAAACACCGAATCCCGTCACTTTATTCCCGTTATTTCAAATTACTGATGTGTCGTTCGTCACAGTGCTGTACTGGCAAGGAATTCAGTTCATCTGGACACTGACTGACCCTGACCTTGCTGGCCAGATCAAAGAGCAAGCTGGCGTACAGACCGGGGTCGATTTCGAGATTGTGACCCACGTCACAGAAAGAATTTGAATTAGTTGGAATAAACCATCGGAATCCGGGGTTGTACTACCTAAACACACACTGCGCTTGACGTAGGTTCCTGCTTAGTTCTTGTTCTGTCTCTCCTGATCCTTGTCTCCTAACTGTTACTGACACGGGTTCGGCCTGCGGCTACGAACCCCTCGGGCTACGCCCTCGTACTCGCTACGCTCAAACAGCAGATCGGCTGGCGCCGACTGCAAAATACACCACAGAGCCCTTGACACATGGAGCGTCGGAGAGTGGTACCCACCACGCGTGAACGCTTGGGCCGATACGTGGAACTGTCTTTCACTTTATTGGTACAGGCTATGACACACGTCACACACGCTCCAATTGTTATAGAGCCGCTTAGAGTGTAAGATGGAGGGTTCCCGAAAGCACCTTAACCTCAATAGGTCCACAGCGACCGTTTGGACGTAGTTCAGTGGATGAAACACCCATAGTCGCAGTGACCGATGAGAACAAAGAGTTATTCTGGCCATCCCTGGAGGCATGTGATGGAATCAGGTCACTCGTTTACGCCGACAGTGATCTCCAGCTCAGCCAGATTAATACCACTAGTGGTAGAGTTGTGGCAGTCGGGGATAAGATTGCTGCGTATTCAGATCAAGCCCTAATGAGCCCAGAGTGGCTTCAGAAAGAATTGCCCGACACCTATGATATGGATGGCTACCATCTCAAGATTGGACCGTTCCTACTGGTGGCTGACAACGGTTTAATTAGCTGTTACTCCTACGCTTGAGAGATTCTCATATACAAAACAAAGTAAGAGAATCTGACAACCCTACGGGTGCCAGCATATTCCCCCCGAGGTTAATCCACTTCAGATAAAGCGACCCGATATCTATCTCACTAGTTAATTATCAAACCTTTACTTTGCCTGAAAGGCCCCTCTATGTACCTTGACAACGAATTCCTCAACAACTACAGCGATTTCCCTGAGCACATGACCGAGCTTGGAAAGTTCACCTTCCTTCGGACCTACAGCCGAGTTGTTGGAGAAGAAGGCTCTGAACGCCGTGAGACTTACAAGGAAGCTGTTGCACGGGCGACCAACTACAATGTTGGCCTGGTTGGTGACCGCGAGACTTTTGAAGCCAAGAAGTTTGAAGCTCAAGCAATGTTCCATTCGGTCTACAATCTGAACCAGTTTCCCTCTGGACGAACCATGTGGGTTGGAGGGGCAGAATCTGGTGCAGCCGAAAAGCACCCCACCAGTCAGTTCAATTGCTTCACTGGCGACACCCAGTTCATGACTCGTGGTGGCATTAAGTCATTCAATGAGTTTAAGGACGGCGCTAAGGTCAAGGTTCTCAATGAGTCGGGCATGTGGGTTAAGGCGAAGGTTCGCAACTTCGGTCCAGCCAAGATTGTTATTCTTCGCATGGAACGTGAAGGTAAGTCTATTGCCATTCGCACTACCGAGAATCATCGCTGGCTGACCACTAACGGTGATGATTCTCGGGCTGAGCGTACTACTGTTAACCTCAATGAAGGTGATAAGTTGGCCATTGCAGAGATGAACGGCGAACCGCTAATTGATAGCCCCTGGGTTGTCCAGGAGCATTACAACAGCTATGAGACCGAAGATGTTTGGTGTGTCGAGGAGCCACAGACCGAGACGTTTGCTCTGTTTAATGGCGTTCTGACCAAGAACTGTAGTTACACGAAGACCGAGAGCTGGGGTGACCTTTCGGACCTGTTCTATATGCTGATGGTGGGAACTGGTGTTGGTTTTCGTTGCTCGGTTGAAATGGCTAACAAGCTGGCACCGCTGTACCGAAACATCTCTTATTCAAGCACAAACTCTCCAGCTGCCACGGAAGACCGCATTGAGTTCACCGAGACCCATATCAGTGACGACAACGAATTGACTATCGTGGTTGGTGATTCCAAGGAGGGTTGGGTTCAGGCTCTCACCTACTACTTCCAGTTTCTGTCTCAGACATGGCTTGACGGTGAAGTCGGAATCATTCTTGATGTGTCCAACGTGCGCCCAGCAGGTGAGAAGCTGAAGACTTTTGGTGGTCGAGCATCTGGCCCACAGCCCCTCATTGAGATGTTTGAAGCGATCACTCAGATTATCACTGGTGAGTTCTATCACCACGATGGTCTTGGCCCCTCCGGTGTGTTGAACAACTCAGACTACGTTCATCTTCGTCCGGTCCATGTTTTGGACATTGGTAACTTCATCGGGAATAATGTTGTGGTCGGTGGTGTTAGACGGACTGCGGAAATCTTTATCTGTGATCCTGACGACTACGAGTCGATCTTCGCCAAGTTCGGTATCAACGGTATCTGGGGTCAAGAAGGTTTTGACAAGCTGGACCGAATTGAAGAGGCCGCTATTGCCGCTGGGGTTCCACTGCCTGGCTGGTGGGAAGATATTAAGGTTCGGCACTACCAGCTTGAAGATGGTGCCGTGATGCTTGCCAGCGACATGGAGGAGCAGCCAATCAATCTGGTGAATGCTGTCCTCATGAACCCCGGCCGTCCGCACCATCACCGCCGCATGAGTAATAACAGCATTGGTTTCATTGACAAGCCATCCAAGGAGTATCTGAATTTCGTCTTCGAGCTGATGCAGTCTGAGGGTGAGCCTGGGTTTATCAACCTTTATGAGGCTGCCTCACGCCGTCTCGGTGAGAGTGCTACCGGTGAAGAGATTCGTGAGCTTGCCAAGAACATGGGGCTCAACCCGTGTGCAGAAATCCTGTTGGACTCCAAGGGCGTCTGTAACCTGACCACCGTGAACGTGGCTGCTTTCGTCAAGGATGACAGCATTGACCTGTTTGAGCTGGAGAAAGCTCAGCGGATGTCCGCAAGAATTGGTCTCCGCATGACAATGCCCACCTTAGAGCTTCCAGCGTGGGATGAAGTTCAGCAGAGGGATCGCCTGTTGGGCCTCTCTCTCACGGGTTGGCAGGATGCAATGGCTGCCGTTGGTGCTGGCCCTGAGTTCCAAGCAAACCTTCTCGAAATCCTTAAGAAGGTTGCCCGAGACGAAGCCGACCTTTACGCTGATGAGCTTGGTGTTAACCGTCCACTGCTCGTGACCACTGTTAAGCCAGAAGGCACGCTGTCTCTGGTTGCCGGTGGTGTTTCACCCGGTGTTCACGATCCGTTTGCCGAGTACTACATTCGTCGCATCCGCATCTCCTCTCACGACCCTGTTGCTGAGGGCCTGAGGGCGTCTGGCTTCGATCTTAAGCCTGAGGTGGGTACCCCTGGTGCTACCCATGAAGAGCGCATGGAGAACGCCCGTACAGTCGTTGTGGAGTTCCCCGTTCACTCGCCCACAGCTAACCGGCATGACTCCAGCGTTCAGGGCCAGTTGGACACCTACTTCATGTTCCAGCGGAACTATTGCGAGCATAATGCGAGCAATACCATCTCGGTTAAGTCTGACGAGTGGGATGACGCTTCCAGCATTGTGTTTGACGGCTGGGATGACTTCACGGCCGTCTCGTTCCTCGCCCATGATGGCGGCAACTATGAGTTGGCGCCGTATGAGGAAATCACTGAGGCCCAGTATGACATGATGGTGGCATTGCAGCCCATGTTGGACGTGGATGTGGTTAATGCTTTTGAGCGTGGCGAAGGCTCTGAACTGGACACGGCTGATGCTTGTGCGACCGGGGTTTGCCCAATTCGGTAAATCCTATACTGGTGTTTGCGTTTCGGCGCTAAAGGTGCTATGCTCTAGTACATGGACAACAGGACCTTTAGCGTTGAAACGATCTACCACCAAATGGGTGAGAGTGAGTTCTTGGGAGGGCTCACCCTGGCTGAAGCCCAGGTCGCTCTTGAAGAGCGTGGGGTCGTCGTACCTGGCACCAATTACATTGGGTACCGCACGGCGTGGCACCGTTCAGGCAAGATTGTCAAAGTAGAACCAAGTTCCGGTAATTCAAAAAACACCACGGAGGTAAGTAAGTGAGTAGTGAAGTAGTGTTTAATAAACTGTCTGAGGGTGCAGTTCTTCCAACATCGCCACATCACGGTGATGTTGGGTGGGACTTGTCTGCATCAGAAATATCCAGCTTAAACCCAGGAGAAACCAAGGTCATTAAGACTGGCGTATCCGTTACAATGCCCTCAGGCTCAATGTTCGGAATGGTTTGCTCGCGGTCTGGTTTGGCAGCCAAGCATGGCATTTTTGTGCTGAACGCCCCAGGCATTATTGACAATAAGTATGAAGGGGAACTCCAAGTCATTCTTCACAATTCCGGTCCCGCCACTTTCTGGATTGACCCCGGTGACCGTATCGCTCAGATCGTGTTCTCTTATGCCGCTGCAATGAACACATGCCCACAGTCCGCTGAGAGCCGTTCTAACGGTGGTCTTGGATCGAGTGGGGCATGAGTACCCGTTGGAGCCAACCGCCGCTCACAGAGGCCCTGGGGGCGTTTGTAGAGGCAATGAGGTCTGAAGAGTCCAAGAGGTTCAGCGGAGGACATAGAGCACCACTGGCTTTGGACATTACCGTCACTGATATTGATGCAATTCAATATGAACTGTTCGGTGATATGGCATTGCCTGAGACATCTGTTGTCATCAATACATCAGATTTTGACTACTCCGGTGAGTCCATTGCTGATTTGGTCGAAGAGGCGTCATTGGTGCTGGAGCAGATCAAGGCTATCGAAGACGGCGAACCTCTCTACTTTGAAAGTGAAGAGTTCGGTTTGGGTGTCCATGAGGGTGAGGCTTACTTTCATTCTGCCGGATACGAGCTGACCACTGAATCCGATAGTGACTCTGACGGGTCCCTGCGGTTCATGGTGGAGTACCTGAGTAGCCTTGTTGGTAACATTTCCGAAAAAATGGAAGAGCGTGAATATGACCGGTGAGACCAGTCCAGAGCAGGAAATCAAAGACCTCACTAAGCGGGTAGCAGAACTGACTAACCGTTCTGCGGCCAAGACTAATGAGATTCGTGGGCTCAGTTTGGCTAACGGGAAGCTCATCTCTGAGATGGACGAGGTTCGCACCTTTGCTAGCGCCCTGCTGAGTGGCTACCAGGGTCTTGCTTCAGAAGGCTCCAAGAAGGAGCGCCTGACGATTCCTGTTAAGGATGGTTTCGGTGTCCCCCACCTGTTCGTCTCAGACACTCATTTTGATGAGACGATCAACAGCAATGAGATGAATGGTCTCAACCGGTATGACCGTGAAATTGCTACTCGCCGCCTCGACAAGGTGTTTGATGAGGCGATCCGTGAAGCTAAGAGTTCCTTCTACAAGTCGGACACTTTTATCTGCGTCCTTGGTGGAGACATGATCTCTGGTGACATTCACGAGGAGTTGGCCAAGACCAACGAGCACACGACCATGGAAACCGTTGTTTACTGGACGAACCAGTTGATCGGACACATCAAGCGCCTTGAAGAGAATTTCAAGAACGTGATCGTGCCCTGCATCTCCGGTAACCATGACCGCAACACTCTTAAGACCCCGTTCAAGAAGCGTGCCCAGGAGTCTTTCTCTTGGATTATGTATTCATGGATCAAGTCGGCCTTCGAAGACTCCAGTGGTGTTTCGATTGAGGTCTCCGAAACTCCCGAATACATCTACGAAGTTGGTAACAAGACTTACGTTGCTGTTCATGGTGACAACCTCCGTGCGTCCGGTGGTGGTGTTTCCGGTCTCGCCCCAGGACTCATCAAGTCAATCGGCAAGATGTTTCAGCGTATCCGCAGCACCCAGAGCGGTGTGTACCCGGACTGGTGTTTTATTGGACACTACCATTCCCGGCTCGTGTACGAGGCTTACGACCTTGGATTCATTGTTAACGATTCCATTAAAGGTTACGATGAGTATGCACGAGGCCACGATATGGGGTACTCACCTGCCGCACAGGTCTTCTGTATCCTGACCAACAATGGTCCTAAGGAAATTCGCTATATTGAAGCTGGCGACTGATGGAAGAATCACCGGCTGAAGAAACCAAGCAGGCAATTCTGTCCTACCTTTACATCAAGGGTGCAAGCAAGAGAGCCCTGGCACGAATGCTAGGGCTCTCTTATCATGAAGTTAACAAGCGGCTTAGTGCCGAGGGTCTAGGTTAACCCTTAAGGTACTTAGCTAAAAGTTCCAAAGCCACAACCCAAGTTTCCCTATTAACTACACCATCATCCTTCAGTTTGTTATCACGCTGAAGCTTGATGGTGTAGAGCTTTGTAGCAGGACCAAAGATGCCATCCGCTTTAGCACCCGAAAGTTGCTGCCAAAGTTCAACAGACTTACCCTTGGAACCTTCCTTCAGATTCGGGTACTTAGCGGCAGTGTAACCAGCGGCCTTAGCACGAGCATCAAAAGACTTCTTGGCCTGATCCTGCTTAGCTACCGCTTCCAAGAATCGACCAAGAACATCCAGGGCAATAGTCCAGGAAACAGGATCAGTAACACCAGTGGGCTTCAGATGCTGACCAGCCTGCCATTTCTTGGTTGCGTCGTCAGTCTTAGCTCCGAAGTCTCCGTCAGCCTTAACGCCGACAATCTTTTGCCAAAGCTTAACCTGCTCACCCTTAGAGCCCTTCTTCAAAGCCGGATACTTCTTGGTGTCCAAGTCCTTAGCTTTCTCAGAGTTAGTCCAAGCGGCAATCTTCTGAAGGGCGAGGCCCCAAGTAGCATTACCAACCACCCCATCAGCCTTCAGATGGTTCTCAGCCTGCCACTTGACGGTAGCGGCCTTAGTGGCAGGACCGAACTCGCCATCAACTTTGGCGCCCATGAGTTGCTGCCACAGCTTAACCTTGTCACCCTTGGAACCCTGTCGGAGGGTTGGATACTCGCTGTTAGCAACCTTCTGGACAACAGTAACCCCAGGAGCCCCACCAAGCATCGGCAGGTTGAATGGAGAGCCGTCTCGTTCTCCAGGTCCATGAGTGAATGAGATATGGCAATGCTTCGTGTGACCGTTCTTCCCAGTGTAGGCACGCCAAACTGGGCGTTGCCGAGAGATGATCCGCCAGTTCCAGATGACGTACTCGATACGAGAGTCGGTCTTCATCAGCTCAGCGGTTTCACGGGCAAGTTGACTACAGTCCACACCCTTGATAGGGTCATGGGTGATGTCAAGGGCGTTTACAGAGCCATCGCTGTCAGGATTGTGGTCCGAGGAGCGTGAAGAGTGTTCGGCATCCCCTATAGTCCCGTCCCAAGACTTGTTTCGGTTAGGAAACTTGATGTCAATTTGAGAACGGTAAGTCTTTGGTGCGGCAGCCAGGTACCAGCTCATGTGATATTCCTCTCTAGAGATTCCCTATGAATATCGTACCTATAGGTATCCGGCCGAACTAGATGTGACCAACGTCACAGGCGTCAGAGTTGACGAGGTGTCGAGGTACGCGTAAGGTGCCCTCATTCGTCCAACCACCAAGGAGTCCTACATGACCGAACCAATCACCCACCAGGAAGCATTTCAGGTGTACTCCGCTCTAGTGCGAACTAGCGAGGCTATCTCGTACACACTGGGAAAGATTGCCGAGAGAAGTTTCAGAAATACGGCTGGTCCTGGTGATGCCGTCAAGATGAGGGCGGCATCCGATATGCTGAGCCATATGTACGGAGATGGTTACCGAGAGAGCGCTGAGATTCTGCGACGCGAGGCTGACCAGATCGACCCTCCTGTAACTGAAGAGCCCGCTAAGCCTGACCTGACCACCAGGGATGGCTGGTTTGCCGAGCTAGACAGGGCGAACTCCGGGTCTCCCACCGGATGGCCGGGAATGACTGCACCGGGTACAGCCGCCGAACTCAAGGCCCTTAGGAGGGCGTGGCTCTGGGCTGAGGCGAACTCTGACGCCCAGTTGCAGCTCGCTTGTCTCTACACGCTTTACGGCCAAGATCAATTCGAGGACTTCTGATGATTACTCCTGATAGCTCTCATGTTGGACGAGCAGTCGTAGCCATTAATGAATGGGGTCGCCCCTTGAAGGGCTCCATTCTAATGCTGGTTCCCCCTCCTGTGGGGCATGAAATCAAGGAAGCTGTTGTCCAGTTTAGCGACATTTCTGGTGGGGGAACATCTCGGATAATTGCTTGTAAAGACCTAGAGTTTTTGTCAAGCTTTCTGTATGGGAATACTGTGACCGAGATTATCACTAAGCGGCCTGACCCAAAGGACCCGAGTCGAACGATTACAACCACCCAGGAGGCTGAGGTTGTTGGCTTTATCGCCGCACCCGACACCGACTACCCCGACGAATGGCAGTTCTATTACGAAGGTGACGCCGACCCCGCCGACTACCCTAACGCCCGCACCGTTTACGCACCAATTTCTTAAACAACTACACAAAAGCGAACTGAAAGCCGTAACAAGTGGGTGGCCGACCTCAAGGAATCTCTTGGGGGCGTCTATACGAATCCAACACGAAAGGGTTGTTAAAATGCTAATCCCTATTGACGTAAACCAGAGACAGAGTGGGCGTACCGAACGAATCGTGGAATGGGCTCGCAAGGGAGAAGTGGGTGGACCTCTCCGCTATATTGTGTGCCATTCTAAACGTGAAGCGAATCGTCTATTTCACGACTACAACGATTTGGACGACCCCAAAACTCCGAATATCCTTATGCCGCTTACCTGGCAGGAAGCGGAGAGGTACTGTGGGGCACAAGCTGTCTTTGCCATTGATAACCTTGACTTGATCCTTTACGGAGTTCTCCACAACCCCGTAGATATGGTCTCCTGGGAGGCCGGTCCACCAAGAACTACACGATCGCAGGCACTGAAAAACAGGGCCATCCAGAAGTTGGCTGTGGCAATTACAAGCCTGGCGGTATGGTTGAACAGCGAGGTCTCTAAGAGCTAATGCAGCCACTAGAAATCCA